CGCCTGCTGCGTTCGTGCCTCACTCCGGGGGCGCACGGCTCCCACTTGCAACGTCACCCGCCGGATGCTCCGCTTCGTTCGTGCCTCACTACGCAGAGCCACCGGCTACCAATCGTTCCAATCCATCTCGCCCAGCGTTCGCTCAACCACGAGTCTACGCTCCCTCCGCACCGCGCTCGATTCAGGCCGTTCGGTTCCGCTTCCGCTCCGGTCAACGCCTTCGTTCGTGCCTCTCTTCGGCGATTCCCTACGCTCCGCTACACCGCCCGTCCTTCTCTCGCCCCGAGCTCCGGTCGCTACGCCAATCCAGTTCGCATCGGATTCCGATGCTCATTCACTTTCAAAGCCCGAGGCGGCACGGGTCCCAACACTCCACGCACAATGTGGCATTATGCCGAATAGTGCGTCGTATTCCTATCACTATTACGACATAATACACATTGTGCTGCTCCGTGCCCATGCCGCCCTCGGGCAATACGGCCCTGCGCTCCCTACGGTCGCCTCGTCGTTCCTCCTCGGGGCCTACAGTTAGTTAGTCCCCGCCCCCGCCCAGGCACTTGCACGATTAGGCCTGCCACCGCCGCGGAGTGCTTTTCTACTCCACACCATTTTGCCCGAGCTCCAGGCGGCCCCCAATAAAGGGGCCTTCCCCCCGCCACCCGGGCGGCGCGGTTGCCCCGCGCTTTCCTCGCGCTTCGCGCATTGGTCGCGCTGCTCCGGCGGCCGCTTCGCATGGCACGCCTCCGCTTGCGTGCCCCCGCACGCTGATCGGGGCGCAAGCGCCCCGTTCGCTCTCGAGCGAGCGATAGTCTGGCCTTGGATGCCTACTAGGCGCTACCGCGCCTGCGCCTTGTTCCGCCGGCCTAGCCCCGGCGTCCCATTACCACTAAAGATTCCACGCGCTACCGCGCCAGCACTCCCAGATTGGGCAGTGATGGGGAGTGTTCCGTAGCCCTATGCGCCTCTCTCTCGGGGCAACCCAACGGCATCCACAAGCAACACCCGTATCGACTTGGCTGTGTGCCGCTCTGAGGCCGCGACCGGCCAAATCCGTCCGGCACACCGGACTCTGGGCAGCTAAAATCCCTTAACGCGCGTTTTTAAGCGCTCCGAAAAATCCGAGCCCGCGCCTATTTCGTTAAACCCAGTTAAGCCCAGTGAAAGCAGCACCTTGCCCGAGCTCGAACAGCACGGTCACGCTCATGCGTGCCCACTCGAAAGCCCAAAACCGAAGCCTCTTTGCCACGCCGAAAGTTCTCACTCCCGATCTTCGAGGCTGCTGCCAAGGCCATCATTGAAGGCAGCGATACCATCCCCGCCATCGAGAAGCAGGGGATCAGCAAAAGCACCTTCTACGCGGAGCTGAACAACAAGCCCGAACTAGCAGAACGATTCAAACAAGCACAGATCCAACGCGACAAGGAGCGAAACACGAAACGCATCGAAGATGCCGAACGCGAGCTTGCCCGCCGTGCCATCGAAGGCTGGGAGGAACCTGTTTTCGATATCAAGGGAAACCACTGTGGCAACAAGCGCCGCTTCTCCGACGCCTGTCTGATTTTCATGCTTAAAAGTCTCAAGCCCGAAGTCTTCGCTGACAAGCCGCAGGCTCTGATTCAGAACAACGTCAACATCACCCAGAAGGAGGAAAAGGAAGTCCTCGCCGAGTGGAGACAACGCCTGGGAGCCGCACCGGACAAATGAGTCAGTCCACAAAACTCCCCAATCCATTCGATCTGCTTCTCCCATACCAAGTGGACTGGGTCAATGATCCTGCACGCTTCAAGATCTGGCTAAAGTCCCGCCAGATCGGCGGCTCCCTCGCCGCTGCCTTCGAGGTCGTCGCCGATGCTATCGCCACCGGGTCCGATTGGATTATCCTTTCCGCTGGTGAACGCCAAGCTCTGGAGTTCATGGAAAAGGTCCATCGGGTGGGGCAAATCTTCTGTGACGGTATCGAACAAAAGACAGGTAAACCATACCGCCCCGAAACCAAGGCATCACAGATCCGTTTTCCAAACGGTGCCCGCATTCTTGCACTTCCGGCCAATGCTTCCACGGCCCGTGGTTACTCGGCCAATCTCGTGCTCGACGAATTTGCCTTCCATGAAAACCCCGAGGAGATCTGGCGGGCCGTTTATCCTATCATCACTAATCCGCTTCGCGGCGAGCTAAAGCTTCGTGTTATCTCCACGCCGGCGGGGATGAACAATAAGTTCTACGAATTGTGGAACGATGCTTCCGATTTTAAGCGGCACAAGACCAGCGTTTACGACGCCGTCGAGCAAGGCCTCGCCCTCGACATCGACGAATTGAAGTCGAACCTAGCCGACCCGGACGGCTGGGCCCAGGAATTCGAGTGCCAATTCATGGAGCACGCCGCCCAGGTCTTCCCGATGGACTTGATCCGCACCGTCGAAGACTCTGCCGCATCCTTCGGCCCCTGGGAAACACGAACGCCCAATCCCTTATTCGTCGGTGTCGACATTGGACGCCGCAAAGACCTCACCGTCGCCTGGACGCTGGAACGCGTCGACGGCGTCAATTGGACCCGTGAAATCCTCATCTTGGAAAACACACCCTTTCCCGAACAAGAAGCCATCCTTGCCGAGCGCCTTCAACGCGCCCGCTACGCTGCCATTGATTCTACTGGTATCGGCGGTCCTGTTTCCGAGCATCTGGCAAAGAGGTTAGGCGACTACAAGCTTGAGGCGGTCAACTTCACCAACGACCGAAAGAGGGAGCTCTTCAGCCGGGCCAAGAAGACTTTCCAAAGTCAGAAAGTGCGCATCCCGGTCAACGGCAAACTCCGCGACGATCTCGCTAGTATTCAGCGCATCGTCACCCCGCAGGGGCTGGTCAAATTCATCGCCGCAAGGACAAGGGATGGTCACGCCGACCGTGCGACTGCTTTAGCATTGGCGATGCACGCTTCTGCCCAATGCCCGGAAGGCCGAGGTATATCACAAATCTCAGCCTTACGCGCTGGCCCAAATCAGCGCCGGCACCGTCCCGCCCAAACAAGATTTAGAAAAGCCTGGAGCTTATGACCGCATCACTTAAACGCACCATCATCCGCCCGCACCCTCGTGATAATCAGCTGTCGCCGATCCCAGTCGACTTCGACCCCGAGACCCTCGGCTGGCTTCTCGACGAGGGCGCCCGTGGCAACCTCATGCTCCAAAACGAGCTATTCAACACGATGGAGGACACCTGGGACCGACTCAGAGGAAATCTGAACAAGATAAAGAACGCTGTGTGCAAGCTCCCGTTCAACCTACAGCCTTGGACGGAAAAGGGAAAGGAGCCGAGTAAATCAGCCCTTGAAAAATCCGCCTTCGTTGAGCACGTCCTCCACAACCAGAAGACAGCTACCTGGGAAGGGCAGCACAACTTTCAAGCCACCATCTATGAACTGCTCGACGCCGTCGCCCGGGGGGTCTCTGTTCTTGAGATCGATTGGGCGATCGAAGACGGTAAATACATTCCCGCCGGCACTCGTCGCGTGCCGTGGACCTGCCTCGGTTTTGAAGCTCCCTCGCATTTATCCGCTTCGAAGGGCTCCAATCCAAACGCTTTGCGTCTGTTTCCTGATCGGGATCCAAACAACCCAAAACCATTCCAGCAATTCCCCCACAAGTTCCTTGTCGGAGTCTATCGTGCCAAGTCCGGTCATATCGCCGAAACTGCACAATTACGGACCCTGGCGCATCTTTGGCTCGGCCGCATGCTCGGTTGGGAGTGGATGGCACATAAAGCAGAATTGTTTGGTCTGCCGATCCGTTGGGCCACCTACGATCCCAACGCACCGCAGACTCAAATTGATGCGGTCTCTGACATGCTTCGCAACATGGGCAGCGCCGCTTGGGGCGCTTTTCCTCAGGGCACTGACTTACAAATGATCCACGGCAGCACTCCCGGCGTGGCCGGAGCTTCGGAGCCCACCGAGCGACTCATGTATCTCGCCGACCGAGCCTGCGACCTTATCTTCCTCGGGCAAACGCTCACCAGCCAGGAAGGTAGCTCTGGCAGCTACGCGCTTGGAAGCGTTCACCGAGAGGTTGAGCTCGATCTCTACGAGAACTACGCCGCCTACGTCGTCGACGTGTTGAATAATCAGCTCATCCCCGCCATCATCGAACTCAATTGGGGCAATTCGGAGGAGTTGCCGTTCCTCGAAGTCGAACTTAACCGTCCCGGTAAAGACACTCAAATTGTCGAGCGAGACAAGACACTCTTCGTCGACATGGGCTTGCCCGTCAGCAAACAGTGGCTCTACGACCGCCACAAAGTCCCAGCCCCGGGGCCCGACGAGGACTTATTCAATCCACAGATCGAAAACTCTCCGCCTTCCGGAGGAGGGGTGGTTCCGCCTCAGCGAGAGCAAGGTGGTTACACCACTGCCAAGGAGTCATGCACATGCCCTAAGCTTGTTGAAGGAGCGTCCGAGTCCGACGCATCATTTCAAAGCCGCAAAGCTCAAGCTCAAATCGATTTTGCTAATCTCCTCCAAAGCACGAATCTAAGGACTCACGACCTCGTCTGGACCTCTGGCGACTGTCCTGTTTGCAATCCGCTCAACGGCACCAAGTATCCCAATGGCTGGACGACCCCGCCGCCGTTGCATCATAATTGTGACTGTGAAATTGATGTAAGACCAAAAAAATCGTCTCAATAGTGAAAGCGGATTAAACCCAGTGAAATCACCCGCTCGCATCGTCCATCTCGAGGCTCGAACCTCGAAACATGCCCGAAGCAATCAAAGCGGCCCTAACGACTGAATTAGCCATCAGCAATCAGTCATCAGCCATTATTGAAGCTCCCCAAGAGCTTCAATACATGCCCCCCGGCACCCACCGGATCAACGCATCGCGCGGTGGCAAGCCAGTATCGCTCGACATCACGGTCGACGCATCCACTGCCGAGACCCTCAACCAGTTTCTTCAGGACCAACTGACCAAGGCCACCGAGGGCAATGACGACCGCCCCTTCTTCGACTTCAATCACGAAGACCGCGAAGCGGCTGCATGGCCGACGGAGTTCTACTGGGCGGGTGATGACCCCCTGACCGGAGGCGTCCGCGCCAAGGTCGACTGGTCCGGAGCAGGCAAGAAAGCTGTCACCGAAAAAACCTTCCGCCGCTTCTCGCCGACTTTTGTGCCCGACGAGGCCGGCCATGTCGTTGGCTCGGAAACGAACATGGGTGGCCTCGTCAATCGCGCCGCCTTCAAGACCATCCAACCGCTGTTCGCTAAAAGCGACTCTACTCAGGTCTCAGGTCTCAAGTTTCATCCTTCTCCCACCTCAGGTCTCAAGTCTCAGGTCTCATCCCTCATCCTCGCCCGCCTAGACCGCACCCTCGATCTCGTCCAAGCCAACTGGTCCGACGAGTCTCGCGCCGCCTCCGAGCGTGCCCGCCGTGCCATGGGCTGGCCTGGCCTTTCTCAGACTTGGAGCGATGGCCGCGGCGGAGCCGGCCCAGCAGAGAAACCTGAAGGAGATAGTCCTGCGCCGGGAAAAGACAGCGACCCCGAATTCCAAGAAGAAGAACGCCGCTCCGAGGAAGAATACCGCGATTACCAAAGAGAACGCGTTGAGGAGGATGCCCGTTACGAAGATGCACCAAGCCGCACCTTCGACGAAATCGCCAGCGATCCCGAGGCGCTCCGTCAGCTCTCCGATCTCGATCTCATCGAGTTTCAGGAATTCACCACCGGCCAGACCCGCGAACGCTTCCGCGAGGAAGTCCGCCGCAGGCAAAACCAAGACGTCCCGCGTGCCAAATAATCAATCCATCCAATTACGCAATGTCCCCCATCGAAAGTAAAATCAACCGCCTCTGCGATCTGGTAGAAAGCCAGGACAAAGAGATCAAAACGCTCCACCAGGAGCGCCGCACCGCCCGCGCCAAAGAAGCCGAGGCTGCCTTGGCCGATGCCGTCAACGCCGGACGCATCGCCCCCGGCGATACCAGCACGAAGGCCTTCTGGCTGAGCGCGCTTCTTCGGGACCGCGAGAGTGCCGTCAAGGCCCTCATAGCTCTGCCCGTCAATCCCGTCCTCGCCAAGGTCACCGACGGCGACGACCCGAAGTCCGGCCTCCTCGACAAGATGCACCTCCAGCAAAAGAAGCTCGCCGAGGTCCAGGCCGCACACCTAGGCGCCGATTTCCAAACGATCTTCGCCAAGGCTCAGGCCGACGCACCTGATTTGTTTCGCTAGAAACAAATCACCCTGAGCTCGCCGAAGGGCGACCAGCAACCTTCCCACCTTCAAACCTTCTCACCTACATCCCACTCCGTTTATGAAACTCACTCGAGAAAACGCCATCCTCCCATTCACGCCCGTAAATGATCTCACTGGTAAAGAGGGTTACATTGCCCAACTAGAGAGCAACGGCAAAGTAGTTCCCTGGTATATTTCCAGTGCTAAAAGGCCACTTGGCGCCATTGTTCACGGCACAAATATCGATGAGAAGACCTCTGTTGCACTCTGCGCCGGAGGTCTTTCCGGAACAGTCAAACTAAAGTTATCAGCTGCAGTTACTGCTGTCGGTCAAGAGCTCAAAGTCGATAACCAAGGCACCGTTTCTCCAGACCCCGGGACGGGTGGCCGCACCCTAGTCGCTCAAGCCCTCGAGACTGGTGTTGCCAACGAAATGATCGAAGCCGTCCTCTTCCGCCCCGTCACCCTCAGCTAACCCATGACTCATCTAACCAAGTTCTACTCCTCTGAACTTCTCTCTAATTGGATGGGACAGAGCCTGGATGTGGCGCTTGACGACAGAGCGCCAAGGGAGCGTAGCCAACTACGTGACCGCCGGAGCGAAGGAGGAACAAGCCGCATGCAGGCCCGAGGTTGGTTGATTCACCAACCCCGGCACCAGCCACTTTCCAAATCATAACCTTCCACCAATCACCTAACCGATCCCACTCCAATTATGAGCAGTTCCAAATTTCACGTTACTTTGACCAACTACGCCCGCGGTCTTTCGCAAGACCTCCGCTCCTCTCTGGCAGATTTTATCGCCCCCGAAGTCGTCGTGCCCGCCGCCACCGGCCAGTATAAAGACTTCGACGATAAGAACGCCTTCCAGATCCTCGACACTTCCCGTGCTGTCGGTGGTCCCGCCCGCCGTCTCGAGTTCGCGGCCAATGACCCTACATACAACTGCCTGCCTCAGGCCCTCGAAATCCCCATCGACGACCATGAACGTGACGAAGCAGGCAAGGGGGATCCACTCGGTATCGAGCAGGCCAAGACCCAGACGCTCGTCTCGTCCGCCGTCGCTTCGCATGAAGCCAAGGTCTTCGATGCCGTGGCCGCATCCATCGCCGCCGTCGGTGGCGTGGGTGCCTGGAGTGGCGCTGGTAATACCGACGATCCCATCGCCGAGCTTGACGCGCAGATCGAAGCCCTCGCCACCGATACCGGCATGATGCCCAATCGCATGGTCATCGGCTTGCCCGCCTGGGCGGCCATCCGCCACAACCCGCAGGTGATCGCCCGCTTCCCCGGTGCCGCCTCGGTCGGCGTTACACGTAACCAGTTCGCTTCACTCCTGCTCAACCCCGACATCGAGATTCGAGTTGGCGTCCTCTCCCGCGACCAAAACAAGTGGGGCAAAGCCAAGAGCGCCAAGAACATCGTCGGCAGTGAGTTGTATCTCTTTCACGGGAGCAACGCACCCACGCTTTATGATCCCAGCTTCATGAAGACCTTTCGCACCCGCCGCGGTGGCGTCGATGTCGTCCGGACCTACCGCGAAGAATCCAGCCGCTCCGACGTCCTCGCCGTTGACTGGACTGAGGACATTAAAGTCACCTCCAACATCTGCGCAAAACGAGTCACCGTCAGCTAACTCTATAGAAACTCCCCTCCTCATTCGAGGAGGGGTGCCCGCAGGGCGGGGTGG